CAAGACCATCTCTAGCCTCATTAACTGTTATAATACCTGTATTAACTAGTGTTGAATAATACATAGCCTGAGTTTTATTATCTGGTTGTAGTGCTGATATAGATGTTTTATCAGGTTTGATAATAACACCCCCATTAAAATAATGAGAAAAGGCACTACAAAACATATTTAAAAGAGGTAATACAGTATGATTATAGAATAATACTTCGTTTGCATGAATATTTGCATTATTACCACTTTTTAATAATACATAAGGCACCCCAATAGATTTAGCAATATCTTGTTGGATTCTTTCAATAGAGTTTTCAAAATCTAATTCTGTAAAATTAATATTTGAAAACCTGTCTATTTTTAATCCGCCATCTAAAATTGCTGGATTTCTAGCGCCTTTAAATAAAGAAGAATAATTAGATCTCCACGCTTCTAATAGTCTTTCTTTTACTTTAGGACTTAAAACATTATCCGTCTGTAAAACTAAACCTGGAACTGCATTATTCTTAAAAAATAATCTTTGAAACTCTGTCATTTGATAATAGAGTTCAAAAAGTCTTTCTAAATTTTTTAACCTACTAACACCTCTAAAAATACTATCTTCATTATCAGCTTTTACATGAATAATTTCATCAGGAGTAAAAGTAATTTTTTCTTGTTTAGTGCTCTGTCTTTGACCGAACCCAAAATAATCTGTTGTTGCATTATGAATTAGATAATTATAATGACTTACAAATGTTTTTGAATCAGCAACTACTTCAACATCGTTAGCAGGTAGTAAATATAATCCACCGTTCTCTTTATCATAATAGAAAAACGCATTACCGTCAAGATAAAAATCTAAAATTGCCCTTCTAAATAAACGAGTTCTATCCTCAAAAGGATTAGGTTTGGCGTTCATAATTTTATGAATTTTTTTAGCTGCACCACCCTCAACCGTTAAAGGAACACTAACAGCCGCATTGACAATAACTTCTATCGATCTATGAACAATCTCTATTTCACGATACGCAGACTCGTACTCTACAATTGTTTCTGGTAAATTGTAGGGGTCTTTAGACGCTATAAAAGACTGAGCAGGATTTAACTTCTCTACAGTTAGCTTTTCTATTAACCAATCTCTAATTGCCATTATTGTTTTTCTCTTTTTGAATGTTTATCCAATTTATTATTTTACTTGCAAAAGAAATAGGATAAACTTGACCATATAAATTATGTAACAAGTCATGATGAAACTTACATAATGTAAAAAGGTTTTTACTGCTTAAATATTCATCATAATCTTTTTTAAATTTAATTCTTATTTCTTTAATGTACTCTACATCTTCTATTTTGTCAATTTTATTTTCTTTACACCAGCGTTGAAACAGTTCAGAAATAGAATAGACATGATGAAGTTCTAACTTATCTTTAGATCCACATATATAACAACAAGTATCATATTTATATTCTTTTTTTATATAATCACGTATATATTTTATAGGAATTCTCTTAAGCATATATACTAACTTGTCCTCTTAAATTAGAATATATAGCATATCTAATCGCATCACAACAATGAGATGTCCAATCATGTACTGGTTTTTGTTTTTCTGTTCTTTCATTCCATCTATAAGCGGCCATTGAATCAAAAGAATGTCTTGCATTATCAATGTCAAAAACTAGTTTATCATTATCAACTAAATTTTGAATTGCTAAAATACCATCATTGACACTTTTTTGAGCGTTTTCACAATATATATCGTAGTCATAGGCTAAATCAGCCTTAGTTTGTTGAGCTGCTGAGTCAATATAAATAGTATCAATATCCCATTTTTCTGCTATTTCTTTTATATATATTGCGTGAGTAGAGGTTGTGCCTTCTTTTGCTACATATTCGTCTACCACATAAAAGTTTTCTTCTGAATCTTTAGCTAAAACAACAAAAGCGGTCTCATCTCGATAGCCAATATCAAGACCTCCTAAAAATTCATATCTATAATCGCCTGGATTAATTTCTTCTATTTGACGTAAATGTTTGTTTTCATCAATATTAAAAATTTTACCGAGAGTAATCCAATCACATTCATATTCTTGTCCAAACAGATTTTTGCTCATACTTTTACGAGCTTCATCAATATCTATTTGATTTAATAAAGGATTAGCTCTCCAAGTAAATCTAGCACTACCCCAATTATCAAACTCAGGATCTTGTCCTCTTAGATAATATTCATAAAGATAGTTTCCTTTACCTCTAGGAGTAGATATCCACAAGCAGCGAGAATCTGGAAAAGTAGAAAGGGCAGGACGTAAATCTCTTGTAAAATACTCATCATTTGGAATAATAGCTGCCTCATCTACTATCAATAAATTGGCAGCTCTACCAATTAAACTGTCTCTATTATTGGCAGACAATAATCTGAAAGTACTGCCGTTTACTAGTCTAATTACTTTGTCTTTCTGATTAAATCTTTCAGTTTCTAAAGCTAGGTCTCTGATTATCTGAGTTGTGTAATCCCAAATAATTGAAGATAAAGAAAAATTCGGAGCAACAACCATAACTTGTGTTCCCGGTTCTAAAAGCTTAGCAAAAGCTAATATAGCTGCTGCATAAGATTTACCAGTACGTCTCGCAGATATGTGTACCCAAAAACGATTGTTCTCAAGACCTTCTAGCATACCCCACTGGCTTTCGTTCAACTTTAATTCAAGTTGATTTACCATAGGGATTTTTTGTAATAGTTTTTCTAAGTTTATCTTAAAAAATTTATCGTTATTGCTCATCTAAAAATACTAAGTGCAGTATAAATAAAACCAACTAACCCAGCAATAAACATTCCTATGAATACTAAAGTTTTAAGACTTGATTTTCCTTGTGTAGCAAGATTTTTTAGATCTTGAACTTCTTCAAAAGTATACTGTATTTGTTCTTGAAGTCTTTCAAAATTTTCCATTATCTTCTCATATCTTGCAGCACAAACAGCCTCATGAGTAGCAAACTCTGACTTAGTAAGTTGAGTTCGTTCGTGAAGAGTTTCTATGTCTTTTTGAATTTGATCAAGTTCTCGTTCTGTACTCATTGACTTTCTCCAAAACTCCCCCTCAAGTTTTATCTAATAATTAATTATTTATCAGCAGTAAATGAATCCCACCAAGAACCCATTGCTGTTATAAGCTCTTCATCTGTATAAGCAACTAGTTCTGCATCAATATCTACAACACCAGTTTCTTCATCTGCAGTAGCTTTATATAAAGGGTGAGTAGCGTGAATAGTTTGCATACGAGAAATAAAAGAATCTCTAGTAAGCTCTTTTAGAGAAGAGGGTACGTAGTATTCTACAGAATCTCTAATATAACCAACATAAGTATGGTTAATTGAATTATACCAATGCCCCCCATCATCAATCCAAATAGGGGTTTTCTTTGCATCAGAACGGGCTCTTACTTTTTCTAATTTATATTCTACAATCATTGTTAATTCTCCTGTGAATTAGTTTCAGACTTTTTAGGGAGAAATATAGCGTCATCGTCATAATGATTTCGTAGTCCTTGAAGCTGCATACGAACCTCATCTACTTTTAACTGATCAAGAAGTTTTACGCACATATCATCTAGAAATTCATACATAGGTCTTACAGTATAGTCATCTATTTTTTGTTCATAATCTAAAAAGGCAAGCATATCTAAAGTAATTTTTCCAGGATTAACACCTATTTGTTCTAAATATTCTTGTTCTCCTTTAGTGATTCTACCGCTTTGCCTAACATCTCTTAAACACTGTACTAAACTTCTCTTTAAATGAGATCTTGCTTCTTCTTTTTCAAAATCTTCTTCATTATAATCACTATATTTTTCTTTTAAGTCATCATAAAGGTTAGAAAGAGTCAATACATCTTTCATTGCCCCTTCAACATATTTCATTCCATTAGCCATCCCACTTTTTAATTGGGCTATATCTATCTCAATTAATTGTGCTTTTAAAGAATCTTTCTCTTTGGCTAATCTATCTTCTTTTTGTTTTAATTTAATCTCATTCTTCATATAGTTCCACTTAGCTTCTTCTAGTGCTTCTCTTTTTCTTGTCATTTCAGCACTAACTTGTCTAAGATTTTTCATAGGAGCAGCATAACTTAAATTAATGTGTCTCCAAGTCCACTGAGAATGAGAACGATTCCAAATTCTTTCAGTTTCAGCTACGTTAGCAATAGCTAAATCTACTTTTTTAGCATTTTCAGCTAGTGTTAATCCGCCAAAACTTTTTACTTCTGCTAAATTTGTTGCACTAAACACTTCAGCAATTGATTTACCTCTTGCTTGTTCAGCAACATCTACTAAATCTCTATTTTTTTGATCTACTGTTGTTAAATCAGACATATTTTCCCCTCATTCTATGTTAAAACTGATTGATATTCTGTCTTGAGTATTTTTATTCGGTTCAACATAATGCTCTAACCATGATGGAAATAGTATACATGAACCTGGTTCTGGTGTCAAACCATAATTTTTTATTCTAATCCTACTGGCCTCTGATCTACCAGCCGGGTTTACTAAAACTAATTTTCCAGAATTTTCAGGTGTTGATATCCAGTATACACCGCTTAAAGTACCACTATGTATATGATGAGCATTGTAAGAATATTGAGAATTAATATTTGCCCACATAGAATCAATAAAAACTTCTTTGTTAATTCTTTCACTAAAATCTTTAGCAATACTATTGCTCATATTTAAAAGAGGCTCTATTAACGGATTTAAAAAATCTCCATAATCTTGATAAATATAATCATTACT